TTATAACAATGATATCTATTTTGTAAAAAATTAATTGAGGTTTCATCAATATATATAATATCTTCAATTTTATATTTTTTATTTTTTTATTTCTTTATAAAATTCTTTAATATTTTTATTTATATTAATGTCTTTACAAAATCTTTTTATAGGTTAATGTTTTATATGTATTAATTTTAGAGATATATAATTATCTTTGATTATCCTACTTATATGCTTTATAGATATATCAAAATCTTTAAATTTTTCTTTAATCTTATTTAATAAATCTTCTAAACTTATTGTTTTATTTTTTTATTTCATCTAAAATATATTTGACTTGTTCTTTAGTTATTTTATAGAATATTTGTATAGTATTATGCCTTTTTATACTTTTTTTCTTTATCATATCTTTCAACCCATCTTATTAAACTTCTTGGTAAACATTCAAAAATTTTATATACTTCTTCTTGTATTTTATTTACTCTTAAATAATATTTGACAATAGATAATTTATAATCTTCACTTTTATGTTTTGATGACATCTTATATAAATATTTATATAAAATATAAATAAAATTATTTTTTTCTAATACTATAAATTTTATGTTTATCAGAGTTAATATATATATCAAAAGTATCTTTAGAAAAAGAACCAAATTCACACAATTCATAATAAAATTTAAATTTTTGTTTTCTTTCTTCAATAGTTGAATGTTTATTTAATATGTGTTTTAACATTGTAGTATGATTATTTGTTATATAATCACATTTATTACATTTTCCAACTTCTTTTTTATCTGTTTTTATTTTTCTTTTCCCTGTTTTATGTAATTCAGTTTTAATATGATTATTTCATTGACTAATAAAATTACATTTATAATCACATTTATCACAAATATATTTATATTCATTAATAATTTCTTCTATTTTTTAATTATATGATAATATAATTAAAAAATAGATTAAAAATAAGAATATGATATTTATTAATAATAAAAAGATGAATAAAGAGATAATTAATAATGAAAATGATGTTAAAAAAGTATGCAAAACTAATAAACAAAAATTAGGACAATTTTTTACAACAAATTATAAATATATTCTTTCAAATTTATTTATACCAAATAATATAATAAAAATAATTGAGCCTTTTTGTGGTAATGGTGATTTATTGATTTTTTTTTTGATAAAAATAATATAATTATAACTATATATAATGTTATAATCATTTTTTTCATAATAAATAACATTTTAAATATCAAAAGGTACAAAATTCTAAAATTATTTTAACATACTTTTTAATTTTACATTTTTTTCTTCTATTATTTTGTGTGTATCTAAATTTATTTGCATCTTTACTGCATTTGTAAAAATTTAAAAGATTATTTAAAAATGTAGATTATAAAATATTTCTTATTAATGAGTTTAGAATATCATAATTGTATAACTATTGTCATTAAGAATTTGATAAATTTTTAACAAGAGCATCAATCAAACTAAAAGAATATATTCATAATATGTATTTATATATAAAATTATTAATAAATAAAAAAATAGATAATTTTATTTGCTTATAATAAATAATAAAATTTAGTAAAAAAATTATTATATGAATATTTAATTTTAATAAATAATAATACAACTTAATATTTTTTTAATAATTTAAGAAGATTTTTTATAAATATATTCAAATAATAAATACAATAATATTAATAATATTAAAATCCATAAAAATAATACATATGAATTTACTGGATACCAACAATTACAATTCACATGAGATAATCCATAATTAATTTTTTCCATTTCAATATCAGAAGTTATAAAATTTTCTAAAATATTATTAACATTATTTTCATTATTTATTTCTGTATTAATATTTTGATTATTAATATTATTAATATTATTTTCATTATTTATTTCTGTATTAATATTTTGATTATTAAGATTATTAGAATTTATATTATTTTCTATATTAGTTTCATTTTCATTATTTGTTTTTAATTTATTATTAATTTTATTTTTTTTATTATTTTCTATTTGTAAATTATTTAAATTTATAACATTATCAGTTTTATAAACCTGGTTATAAAAAAAACCTCCACAATTTCCTGTATTTATATCATCACATCCAACATTACAATTTGTTTTTTTATCAACTTCTTCAGTATTAGGAAGAATATCAGAAGCAAAACATTTATCTCCTTGTTGTATACCAACATATTTAAAATTATTTTTTTTACCCAAGTTAATACATTCAAGGGAATTAGAAACTTCTCCTAAATAATTTTCCATAGAAGGATTAAAAGGATCATCTAAAAAACAACCAATATATTGAGAATAAATTTGTTTTTCTAAGGGATTCATTTTTTCTCCATTCTGTTTTTTTATATTATTTTTTTTATTTTCAAGTTTTGATTTTTTATTAGTTTCTGAAACAATTAATGGTAATATTTCAGAAGCAGTTTTAGAAACATCTTTAGAAACAAATTGATATGTTTCACTAACAGAATCTCCTGCAATATTAACTGCAGATTTAAAAGAATTTAATGGATTTTTTCCCATTGTATAAAAATATAACTTATAATATAATAATATTTTTTATTTTTTTTGTTTTGAAAAATAAATTATTAACATGATTGAAAAAATTAATAATAATACAACATTTGAAAAAATACTATTATTATTAGAAATTTCAATATTTTCAAATTTATCCATACTATTAGTTATTGCATCATCATTATTATTTATATTAAGCTCATTATCTAATTTAATTAATTTATTTGTAAATGGTATAAATGTTTTATTATTTGAAAAATTATCAAGTGTATTAAGTAGTTCATTTTCTATTGTATATATATATTTACCATCATAAAGAGAATTATTTTTTATAAAATTAATAAATTTATAGTCATCATCATTTAATTTTTTTTTATTTTTTTTTTGAATTTTAATTTTATTATATTTAGAATTAACTAAAGGTGGTGGTAATTTAATTGGATTTAAATTATTAATAATATTTTGTGTTTGAGGATTATCATCAATAATAACTGGATCTAATTTTTGTGATGGATAATAATAATCACTTATATTATCATTTGATATTATATAATTATTTGAATTTAAATATCCATTTGTTAAAAGTGGATCTGAATAATATACTGATTTATACAATGGAGGAGTTATTTTTATATTTTTATTCCAAGTATTTTTAACTGTTCCTGTTGTTTTTTTTCTATTAGGTGGATTAGAAGGAGTTATAACACCTCCACCTTTAATTGATTTGATATTTTTATCATAATTTCCATAATACTTATAATTATCATCAGAGTTCATAATATGTAATTATATATAAATTATATATTATAATTGTTTGTAAAATAATTATTTTTTTCATATATTACTATATTAAAAGATTTTGGTTTTATAAACATAAGCATTATTTAATAAGTAAATTTACTTATTTTCTTTATCTAATATTTTTAATTTTAATATAAATTTATTAAAATTTTTATTTTTTATTCATGTTTTCTATTATTATATAATTTATTATTTTTTATTATATATAAATAATTTATTATTTTTTTCTATATGCAAACAATACAAATAATAATATTATTAAAATAATAGGTATAATTATATTATTTAAATATGAATAATTGCAAAATGTTTCATAAATAGGGGGATCGCCTGTTGGTAATAAATCAATAAAATTATCTGGTATTTTATTATCTGGTATTATATTATTTGTTAGAGATATATCTTTTGAAATATTATTTTCTGGAAGAATATAATTTACTGGTAAAATGTTATTTGATAAAATATTTTTTTCTATATTAAAAACAATTTCTGTGCAATTATTGTTCAAATTACATATATTTGCATTATCTTTATTTTTAAAAGATATTAAATGATTAGATGATTTTTTATATTCATTGAATAAATTATTATTGTTCATTTTTATTATATTTATAATTGTTTATATTTTATTTTTTATTTATTAATTATATTAGATAATCTAAATCCAATTATATAAATTAATAAACAAACTATTATAATTATACTAAATAAAATTATTGGATCAATTAAATACACATTTTCTGATTTATTTTGAACAACATTAAAAGTTTCTATTAATTTAGAATTATTTTTCATAATATTTATATATAAATTATTATAAAATAAAAATATGCTTAATAATATTTTTTATATACATTTTATAAAGATGTAAATTTATATAATCTTAGATTAAATTTTTGGAATATAATTTCCTGCTTCTTTTCTACAATATGGACATTTATATGATTCTTCCATAAGCCATTTATCTATACATTTATTATGATAAATATGTTCACAATGTAAAATACGCACAGTATCATTTTCTTTAAATTTATCAATGCAAATAGAACATTCTATATTTTTAATTTGTAATTCAGGTTCAATATTTTTATATATATTTGTTGGAATTTTATCAAGTTCTTCTTTTGGAATTACTAATTTTACATCTTCAGTATTTATACCATTATCCAAACCAAAATTATTTTGTAATAATTGTGTTAATGTTTCCAAAGATACGATTCTTGTTAAAAAGAATTTTAATTCAGAACTTATTGTTTGTTTAACAAAATCATAATTATCACTAAAAGTATTATTATATCCAATAATACTATATGCTAAAATATTACTTACAATATCTTTTATGTCATATAATCCAACATTAATTAAAACTGATTTTATAGTATAAATTATTATATTTTCTGTACTATTATCATCATATTGTAAATTTTTAAGGTAATAAAAATCTATAAATTTAATTATTTCATCATTTATATTGTATATATTATCGTATGCCCAATTCATAATCTCATTATATTTATGTTCAATTAATTCCATATTAATTGGAATTGTTCTAATAAATATATTATTAATATTTATATTTTCATTATTATTTATATTTTCATTAATATTTATATTTTCATTAATATTTATATTTTCATTATTATTTATATTTTCATTATTATTTATATTTTCATTAATATTTATATTTTCATTAATATTTATATTTTCATTAATATTTATATTTTCATTAATATTTATATTTTCATTATTATTTATATTTTCATTAATATTTATATTTTCATTAATATTTATATCTTCATTAATATTTATATCTTCATTATTATTTATATCTTCATTAATATTTATATTTTCATTAATATTTAT